CACCTTCCAAGTCGACAACAGCCAGTGCATCAGCGCGGTCCTCACAAACATTCATTAAGTTGGTCGTCAAACCGGGCTGCTTGAGTCCCGGGATGGTGGCCAGATTCATCTCGACCACTTCCGGATCGGAGATGGAGTCGATGGTGCGACGAATAGTATTAAACGTATAGCTATTATTATCCGTCGGGCTAGACGGGAATCCACTATTTCGGAACGGGTTGAGCTCAGTAATGTCTAAGCCGTCAAAACCACCGTACAGTGGAACAGTAAAGCGATCATAGCCCTTATCAAGGACGCCAGAAATCGCGCCGCTTACGTTGCTTAGAGCCGTACCAGCAGCATGAGAACCCGACAACCATGTGCCGTCGTCCTTAACATCATCTAAACTGAAGTACATGGAGCGCGAGCGGATGCCAGCACTCGTCCCAGCAAACATGTTGCCCACTTCAGCGCCGCGGGCTCGTAGGACGTCAATGTTGGAAGCATCAAAAATGGTTCCACCAACTGTCCGAGTAGTCTGCATGCCGAAATAGGCGTCTGTCGCATTAGGCAAGTCGCCATCGGAAGCACTCAAGCGAAGTTCTGGAACGGGGTAGGCGACAGAAGCTGTTAAAACAGAACCACTTAGAATGAAAACTCCATTAGTAACCGTGTCTCCGTTGTCCAATACATTCGCCGTAATTTGCGGACGAGCCAGAATATTTACGGTTGATCCTGTTATCCAGTTGCCCACCGACTGATTTTGGCTAACGTCGGATTCGTCATCATACTTAATAATTCCTCTGAAGCCAAATGGCAGCAGCGAAGCATCTTCTCCAACAACGTCCTCGTTAACAGAGACGCGGATGTACTTAGATTGATTATCCCACTCGCCAACTTCCACATAACGACGCTCAGACGTATTCCACGTGGTATACCTATCGCCAACTTTACGGGCAATATAATTCAACGAGTCGGGGTTGAGGTTTAGATCATTAAACTGCTCCACCACTTGCACAACATTATCAGAGTCACCGAGTCGACGAACAACCAGTGAAAATGTACCGTAAGGGTCTGACTCATTAGTAGACACTTTGATATCTTGAATCGACACCTTAAGACTGCGATTGGTCCAATCGCCTGCATCATTAAGCGCAATAACGCGGAAGAGTGCTGGCATCGCTTGGATGTCGAAGTTGTTGCTAGTTTCAGCGCGCTGGACGGTGTCACACCCGATAATGTAGGGGGTTTCTGCACTTTGTACGGCGGCGCGGTGATTGTCCGCATCGCCGTCAGTTGCATTAGTTAGATCAATAATAGCAGCAAAGGTTTTGCCAGCCGTTGCAGTAATTACTGACTTCATGTGGCGATCAAAACTCTCGCCCAACCAGAAGTTTTTCTCATTGGTTACGATGTCAGTGTTTGTTCGCTGGGGGGTGGTATTAAAAACTTTTCGAATGTACTTGGAACTGTTAACATCAAAGTTGAAGACGGAACCGACGTTGGCGTTGTTGTAGTCCGAATCATTGATAATCAGTCTGAATTCATAAGCTTTACCAGTATCCTTTACAACGACGTTAGAGCCCGTGACTCCAATGCCCCCCGACCAGCCAGCAGAGTCGATGTCGACCGTCTGGTTATCGCTAAGTGTGCAAAGAGCGCCGCTCATCTGTAAGTAAGTGGTAGCAGTGGTTGTATAAAAAATAGCTGCGAGGGCGCCCTCAAGAGAACCGCTCTGCGAAACTCCCGTACTAGGGGGGGCGCCCTGATAAGCATCGTTACTAAAAACAACAAGGCCCCAAGCCTTGCCATTGGTGCCGGCATCCCAGCCAGCAACGCCAGCGCCGGATGCAGCGTCCGCCTGCGCACCAAGAAGACGAATGTAGGTTAGAGGTGAACTATTTCGAAGGTACGCTTGTGCGGCGTATACTCCATAAGTAGGGGCGGTGGTGCTGGTGCTTCCTTGTCTCCATACGTCACCATTAACATTTCCCGCGGAGGGGGAACCAAACACGTGAACAAATTCCGAGAATGAGTTCACCGTGACGGGCCGCAAGCTGGGCCCCTTCTCGGCGCGGCCTATAACGACAGGGCCGATAGCTGTGGGGAGTGCCGGCAGCTGAGAGTTATCGATCTCGTTGACGAAGACTCCTGGTGATACAAATCTAAAATTTTTGACTGACATTCGTTTTTATCTCCTAAACCTGGGATATCGTTATTAAATAGTATTGACCGGACGCAATGGAGTCTAATCTCTATAAAATCCGTCCTTAAGGTTGTCGGGGATATCCCCAAAAATTACCTTTTCTCTGGAAAGCTTAAACTCGACCGCATTTTCGCGCTTTACAATTACGGGTTGTTCTTGGTTTTCACCCTCTCCAATTAAATATCCTAGTACTTCAATATTTATAGTGTTTTCATAGTTGCGATGCTCCATACCCAGGTCGGCAGCGTTGGAGCCATTAGCAAAATTACCATCAATAAATACTTCATAAAAGTGTCCAGCCTCTTCAATTCTTTTAGGCATCCGAGAATTGCCCGGAACAGTAATAAAAGGACGAACGAGCTCATTCATTTGCTGTTGATACTCCGAACGCAAGTGCACCTCATATTTAACCAGGATCCAAGTAGGGATGGGCATCGAGATTGTTTCGTATACTACACGCTGAACCGACATATTCCTTTTGTTGGAATTCTTCATTTTGCTGGCCACCTTTTTATCGGGGCCGTAACTTCGTGCAGCGAAAGCATTTTGGAATTCTGCCGTTTTTTTCTGGTTGATGCGGCGGGCAGTCGTTATAACTCCTCCACGAGCACCCGGAACCGCATACAAATTAGCGTAGGCTGTGCCTTTGCGCTTAGGATCTTTTACAACGGCGGATCGATGAACCGTCACTAAGGGAAGTATCAAGGTTTGCTCCGTGTCTCGAAGCTCTTTATTATTCCATGCTTTAATCTGATAAGAGCGTTCAGCTGTCACCCACAAGACAGGCACTTTTTTGAACCCCTCGCTGGTTGTAGCAAAAAGCTTTATTTCTTCATCAATAAACTTATAAAAGGCTCTGTCAATAGTCTCCAAACTGGAAGCCATAAACTCAATTTCTTGAAGTTTCTGCTCAACAGACTTCTTCCCCACATAATCAAACTGATCTGCCTTTTTATTTCGAATCTGCGCTTCTGTTTTTTTACTTCTTGACATTGGTGCTCCTCACTTATCCCACATAAATGCCAGCAGGAACATTCTGAACCACCTTTGCGGTTGAATCTTGTAGGGTAGCGTCCTTAATCGCCAGTTCGGCGTAGGTAAGTTGATCGAGTGTAGTCTTCAATTCTTCTCTCAGAGCGTCTTGTTCTGCTTTAGCTTGCCCCAAAAGATCCGCAGCATTGAGAGTAACGCTCTCCCCCGGAATCGGAACAGTTGCAAACTTTCCTCGAACTTGGCCCAGTATTTCTTTTGTCAGTGCCAACGCAAATCGTCGGATCCATTGTTTACCAATAGCATTAATACTTTCATACGGAATGTTCTGGAAAGGCAACGTATTCATATTGTTGATCCCTTCCATACCGGTTTTCGGCTGGCCACTTCCTTCGTCCCACGCATTGAACTGATTTTCAATAGTAAATTCCACCCAAAACTTGTCGGGGCTCGAATTATCAGGGCGTGGGAAAATTCTTAATTTATTGTTTCTAAGCTCATAAGAGTAATGAGAAATTCGTGTCCATATCGCATCCTCATAAGCCATGGCTTGCAGTTTATTTTGCCAGGTCGGCACGAGCTCAAACGTGGAATCATCTGCAAACTGCCCATAAGTTCTGAGGTTTCCCACTACCGAAAATCCCCCGTAGTAACCATAGAAGCGCCATATAGCACGAGGCGTTTTAAAAAATACCTTCCGGATCATAACTCGTTTGTCGCCAATCTGTCCAAAAAAAGATGACGACGTGTTGGTCGCCGAGGATGCCGATAGTACAGCCTGCAAATCATAATCTTGCTGACCCGCCACTCTATCAAACGAACCAGAGTAGATGGGAACGGTGCCTCCGAGGGAAACTTCGGTAATGGTTCGTTCGGTAACCCTTCTTGCAAATCCATAATCAAAACGGGGGTAGCGCAAACTAACGTTTGTTCCTTCCAAATCATCCCCACTCACAAATTGTCCGTCTTCATCGAAAGACCCCGTTTGAGAACCGAGCATGCTGGACAATGAATTCTTACTCTGGTGAATATTAAGAATATAAGAATACTCTAAGACCGCCTCTTCATACGCTGCATAAACATTCCCTTCAGCCAACTCAATATCTAAAACATCTCCTCCTAGTTTCTTAAATGTATAAGCCACCTGGTCTGCGGCGCCCGATAGAAAAGCGATAGAGGCGGCATAAATGCCAAAAGGCAGCGTAGCAGCCACACTCGATGCTGATCCCGTGACGGTCAACACATTTGAATTTGTTGTGGAAGCTGGATTTAGATTAGGGATAGCCATTAAAGAATTCCTCAGTCGAACTATTGCTATTACTAAATAGAAAGCCCCGCCTCAAAAGAGACGGGGCTTTAACTATTTTGACCTTACGTCAGTTATGGTTTAAACCAGGTCGCGAACGATCACCAGTCCATACATATCAGGACGCACCATCTTCTTGGCGTAACGGGTCATAACTCCCTTACGAGGCACAAAGTCCTCAACGCCGAAGATAGTAGGCGTGGTCTGCAGCGGCACATAAGGTGCATACACATAGCCACTCTCAAGGAAGCTACTTCCACGTCGGCCAACAAGGACCAAGTTACGTGGGAAGTAAGGATCGACAATGAGGTCGAACTTCTTCGAAAGGGAACCAACCTTCAGTGCACCCGCGTCGCCGCGGTCACTATCAGCAGTCACATTGGCACGGAAGCCAGCCGTGAACTCAAGGATGTTGGCAATTTCTGGTGAAATCACGCAGAAATTAGCAGCACCACGGAGAGTCTTCCGGTGGATCTGTGCCGAGACGTCGTTGATGGTCTCAACGAGGGTCTCGTACCACTCACTCACGTTACCCGTGAAGTCCGGAGTGGTCGTAGCGGCACCGATTTCGGCACCAGTCTCACGATTGACAAACCGACCAGGGGCGCGGGACCAGTAACGAGTACCAGCCTTTGCTCCACGAACGAGATCCTCAAGAATCTCGCGATCAATCTCAAGAGCAATCTGCTCCGAGAGGATCTGAGTCAACTCAACCTCAGCATCAAGGTTGTGGTAGGCATTGAGATCTTGTCCCAATTCCGGGGTCCACTTGGCCTTGAGCTTCTTGGTGATTGCCGTAACAGCCACGGAATCAACTTTGATGTCGATTTCGGGAATGTTCGGGTCATTCTCCAAGCCCCAGACCGGATCACCGATCACTGCACCAAGTGCATTGGCTGCCTGGAAATCATCCGAGATGGTAAACGAAGCCGTGTCGCACGCCGCCAGAGAGGTGTTTGCATTTGCAATGGAACCACTCTGTGCGAGAACAACAAGGATCTGAGTACTATCACGGAAGTCCGTGCGCGTCATGCGACGGATGTGACGACCACCGAGAGTCGGTGCAGTACCAACCGCACCGTCAAACAACTGAATAGCGACGAAGTCCTCTTCGTTCCACTGATCCGTTGACGGCGAAATGTCGCTCTTGGCGATCTGAGCGACCGCCACCAGCGAACCGGACAGTGTCGGATCGAACTGAACCAATCGATCACCATCATTCTCTGACTGAGCAAACGTACGGCTAGTGCCGGAAGCACCAAACCACTGCCCGCCCACAGTACCGGAAGCAACAACCGTACAAGTGACGGCCGCCGAACCAGTCGGAGACGAGTAACCCTGGTTAAGGGCATAAGGGCCAGCAGCAGCATTAAGAAGCTCAGTACCACCGAGATCCACACCACCAGTCAACTCGCTACCAACCACACCACCACCGTAGAGCGACTGCTCTCCGAGGGAATAAGCGGGTGCCGGGTTACCGGTAAGACCGTAACCCAAACGGGGGAGTCCTGGGCCATTCGTAGAAGTGGTGAAATCCAGGAAGAAGATGAGGCCCGAGGGCAAACTCATCGGTTGAACGCTAACGAGATCGTTGGCGATCAGGGAGCCGAATACACGGCGAACGAGGGGGAATGCGACAGCCGCAAAGCCCTCGACATCTCCGCCCGACATGGACGAAGCCTCACGTAATAGCTCTTTTGCCTGATTTTCAAGCAATCGAGCCATACTGTTCCGAACGACATCATCACCGATTCCCTCAAGAAGACCGGTCTGTTCCCACTTGGAAATAAGAGCGGCACCTTCTGTAGAAAGGTCACGGTTAACGATACCTTCGGTTAATTTCTGTACAATAGACATTTTTATATAACCTCCTAGTATGTTATTGTTTTGTTAAACCTGCTAAACGCAGCATTCGATCCATTTTAGGATCGTTTGTTGCCTCGTTGTTTTTCTTAGAATTGATCAAAAGCGAAACAGGTCTTTGAACCGCTTCACGAAGTGTTTGTGGTCTCGATCCCTTGGTGGAATTCGAAACACCCACTGCGTTTTGAATTGTTTCATAAATCATATTCGCTTCTTCAACAGAATGGGCAGATTGAACAGCTTCGACAATTTTATTCTTTTGTCGCTCATTCAAGGAGGCGCTGCTAAGTGCCTTGTTTTGATAAACAAGCTTGGCGTTTTCCAAGTTAAGCCTTGTGAGCTGTCCCTTGGACTCAGTTAAAAGAACATATAGTTCTTTAATTGATTCTTTAAGTTCTGTGATCTTGGCCTCATAAAGGTCCCCATCCGGCACGACGTCGAGGGGCTGTACTTCGTCCTCGTCCTCTTCCAGTTCTTCTGGGTGGGCCTCGACGGCGGCGAGCATCGCCTCATCATTGGCCTGCTCGATACTATTATAGGCAGATCCCTCCGCTGACCATCCCTGTGGTCGCGGGGTCATATCGACTACGAGTTCTTCAATCAGATCGGAAAGCATTTCTTCAGTGAGAGCAATGTCCGCGTCTTCGGTAACACCCATGGACTTCATCGTGGCAGCGTCTTCCTCTTCGGCAGCTGCTGAGCCAGGATCGGTCGTGTGGGTCATCCCCACAGCCAATGCTCCCGTGTCTTCGCCAGACTTGCCCTCGGCCTCGCCAGGATCTAGAAAGGTCGACTCATCGTCATCAGCGCCTTCGGCTAACTCAGTCGCCATTTCGTTGGCGTCTATGAGAGATTCTGCGCCGGCTTCGATGCCTTCGCTTTCTTCCTCCTCGATACGAGCCTTAAGTTGATCGAAATCAATTTCAATAATTTGATCTTCTGGGGGAGCTTCGAGCTCTTCGGTTTGAAAAGCATAAGGAACGTCATCAGTGAAGGATGCATCGGCACCCTCTTCTTCGGGGGATTCTTCAAGTCCCAAACCTAATTCGTCCTGCTCTAACAATGTGTCCAGGGCGCGCTTGACATCGCTAGAATACTTCTCTAATACAGCGTTTTCTGCGTTTTTGAGAGCTGCTTCTTTGAGGGCTTTTGCGTCGACAATCGCTTCTTCTAATAGTGAAGACATAAAAATTACTCCAGATCTGATATGTAATCACAATAAATAGTGTCTAAGAGGTGGAAATGACTAATAGTTATGATTTCTAGTGTTCCTGCGCCCTGTTATCATTAAGAACAAACCAATTACCACCAGTGCTCACCACTGTTATGCTCTGTGGAGTGGTGCCGTCGATTCGAATTGAGTCTTGATCGCCCTCTAGATTGGGGCCCTGGAACTGTCCGCCAGATCCGGTAACGGTAAGGTTGACCTCCTCCTCCGACTTCTGGTGACATAAAATATGATATACCCTTCCCGTAATTCCGCTCACGTCTGGAAGGGTGAACGTGGCATCGCCATTCCCGGTATAGTCGACAATATAATGAGTTTCGTTAAATGTGATGTTTCCGTCAGCTTGAGTATAGTTTCCGGCCTGGGAGCCACTAACTTGAAAGGTGGAGTGCGGCTCCCAGGAGTGCGCGGCATTCGTGCCAACACCAAAGTTGCCATTGGCATCAACCGCGGCTCTGATCACTCCATCCTCCCTGAAATACAAATTGTGCATTGAGTTGATGCTTGTCTCGCCGCCGGAGTTCTGTGCGAGCGCATATGTGCTGGTACCATGATTCAGTGCCGCATGACCAACATACGCGACGACGACATTATTAGTGGCTCGGTAGGAAGGTAGGCAGCCGAGTTCCAAATTGCCGATCCGGGCGTTTTGTATATTATATCCCGTATCAATTATATACTCGGGATTGGTGGTTCCTATTCCCAGAGCGGCGCCGGAGAGGGGTGCGTTATTGCCATTATTTACGTTGGGCAGGAGAGAGCCCGTTACAAATATGGCTGAGCCGCTGGTTCGCCCATCAACTCTGAATAGTGCTGCGTCACCCGAAGAGGAAACGTGGAGGAGGGATTGGGGGGAGGCGGTGCCAATGCCGACACTATCCGCACTCCCGTCTATCCTCATTACTTCTGCCCCAGAAGTTCCTCCGTATATGATAGTATCGCTGGTCAGGTCCTTAC